GGACTGGGTCGACATCGTCGTCGCGAAGCGCGAGTTCCGCGGCGGCGTCCTGGGCGGCGTGAAGGTCGGCTACGTCTACACCCAAGGCGGCCGGCACTCCGGTGAAGAGCCCGTGCCGTTCTACGCGAACGAGGTCGCGCACTTCATGCCGATCCCGGACCCGCTCGCGTCGTTCCGTGGCATGTCCTGGCTCACACCGGTCATCCGCGAAATGCAGAATGACCGGCTGATGGAAGACCACAAGCGCAAGTTCTTCGAGAACGGCGCGACGCCGAACATGATCATCAAGCACCAGACCGGCGCTGACATCGACAAGGTGCGCCGGTTCGCGGCGATGCTGGACGAGCAGTCAGCCGGGCTGGGCAACGCGTACAAGACGCTGCACCTGTACCCGGGAGCTGACGCGACGGTCGTCGGGTCCGACTTCCAGCAGACCAACTTCAAGCAGGTGCAGGGCGCGGGGGAGACGCGCATCGCCGCGGCTGCCGGTGTGCCGCCGGTGATCGTCGGGCTGAGCGAGGGGCTGCAGGCGGCGACGTACTCGAACTACGCGCAGGCGCGGCGGCGGTACGGCGACGGCACGATGCACCCGCTGTGGCAGAACGTCGCGGGCTCGCTGGAACCGCTCGTGCCGATCCCGCAGGCCGGCGCGAACGGCGGCGTGACACCGGCTCGGCTCTGGTACGACGCGAGCGGCGTCCCGTTTCTCCGCGAGGACGAGGCCGATGCCGCGAACATCGCTGAGACGAAGGCGCGGACGATCCGCACCTACGTTGACGGCGGCTACACGCCTGCGAGCGCGGTCGCCGCCGTCGAGGCGGATGACCTGCGGCTGCTCGTCCACACCGGACTGTTTAGCGTCCAGCTGCAGGAACCCGGCAGCAATCAGCCCGCACCTGGTGACCCGAGCGCTGCGCCGGGCGACCCGGGCGCGGACTCGAACGCTGCACCACCCCCGTCTGGGGACACACCGGCACCACCAACGAATGGAGCAGGACAATGAGCACAGCGGCGCAGCGCAGCAGGATTGACCGCGCCCCGACCCCGCCCAAGGAGAAGTTGCTGCGGGTGACGCCGTTCGCGGTGCGCTCGGACGGCGTCAACCCTGACGGCTCGGTCAACGACGGCATGACCCTCGATGGTTACGCCGCGGTGTTCGAGCGGGAGACGATCATCGACAGCTGGGAGGGTCGCTTCAAGGAGGTGGTCGCGAAGGGGTCGATGAGGAAGTCTTTCGCTGAGCGCGCGCCGAAGGTGCAGTTCGACCACGGCTCGCACCCGATGATCGGCTCGATCCCGATCGGTTCGGTCGTGTCGGTGCGCGAGGACTCGAACCCGGACTTGGCACCGGACGGCGGCGCGCACATCGTCGCCCGGCTGCACGACAACTGGCTGGTGCAGCCCGTCCGTGACGCGATCGAGTCGGGCAGCATCAACGGCATGTCCTTCCGGTTCGGTGTCGTCCGCGACGAGTGGAGGACCGCCGAAGGTGAGCTGATCCGCGACGAGCAGGCGCTCCGCGAGGCGCTGACGCGCACCTGGTTCGAGGACGTGCCCGACGAGGAGCTGCTCGTGCGGTATCTCCGCGAGGTGAAGGTCCCCGAGCTCGGCCCGGTTGTTTTCCCCGCCTACGACGAAACATCGGTCGGTGTTCGTTCGCAGGTGACGTTCGACGTGCGTAAACTGGGCACGGACCCGGCTCAGCGCCGGGAACTCGCAAGGCTCGTGTTCCTCGCGGACGCCGCCGAGCGAAGCGCAGATGCGGACGGCGAATTGCCGGACGACACCGAGCAGCCCGAGGCTCCCGAGCCCGAGCAGCCGGCCGTCATCCACAACTCGCAGCCCGCCGACACGCCGCAAGCCACCGCGGAGATTCCTCTCCCGGCCGGTGAGCACGAGTCGTCAGAACAGCGCGGACAGCGACCCGTAGACCTATGGGCTGCTCACGTTCGGCAGACACTTCTCGAACTCACTGACTGAAGGAGTTTTTCATGCGCGGCAAGATCAAGCGCAGCACGTTCGCGGCCCGCGGGCTCGGCGTCTGCTACAACACCCCCGAGGGTGATGGTGGCGGCACCCGCGCCGTCGGAACCGGCAACCTCGACGTCCCGACGCTGACGCACACGCAGTGCATCAACCGCATCCGGGAGATCAACTCCGAGCTGTCCCGCCTGCAGGAGCTCGACCTCCTGTCGCCCGAGGATGAGCAGTACTTCAAGGAGCTGACCACGGAGTTCGGCACCGTCAACAACCACCGCAAGAAGCTGGAGCGCGCGGTGGACCTGGGCAAGATCGCTCAGGCCGCGAAGGAGTCCAACGCGGTGAACCTGCGCGGCGTCCGCGGCCAGGACCTGTCCCTGGAGCGCGGCAACGGCGGCGGCTCGCTGCAGCCCGGCGCGACCACGTCCGATGACTACGACGTCGACGCGTTCCTGAACCCCGACAGCGTCGAGGCGGTCCGCTTCCGCAACCCGTGGAAGCTGGACGACGTCCGCACCTTCGGGCGCAGCAAGGAGGACGTGAACCAGGAGCTGCGCGCTCGCGCGCTGTCCGCGATCGAGCAGATGCCCGGCGCGAACGACAAGATCCGTTCCGCGGGCACCGAGATCCTCGAGAAGTTCGACGACGGTGACGCGCGCATCGCCCGCCTGGTCCTGCACGCGTCGTCCCCGACGTACCTGCGGGCGTTCGCGAAGGCGGCGACCAACCGGCAGAACATGATGACGGACGAGGAGAAGCGCAGCATGGACTCCGTCCGTGCGCTGTCGCTGACCGACTCGGCCGGTGGCTTCCTCGTGCCGTTCCAGCTGGACCCGACGGTCATCCTGACCGCGAACGGCTCGACGAACCAGATCCGGCAGATCGCCCGCCAGGTCGTCGCGACCGCCGACGTCTGGAACGGCGTCAGCGCGGGCGCGGTGTCGTGGTCCTGGGACGCTGAGGCGTCGCAGGTGTCCGACGACTCCCCGACCTTCGGTCAGCCGACGATCCCGGTCTACAAGGCTGCCGGGTTCGTCCCGATCAGCATTGAGGCGCTGGAGGACGCGAACAACATCACGTCCACCATCGGCACCCTCCTGAGCGAGGGTCGCGACGTGCTGGAAGCCGCGGCGTTCATCCTCGGTTCGGGTGTCGGTCAGCCGACCGGCATCGTGACGGCGCTCACCGGCACCGGCTCGATCGTCCCGTCCGCGAACCCGGACACCCTCGCGTCGGGTGACCTGTACTCCGTGCAGGGCGCGCTGCCGGCCCGCTACCGGTCGAACGCCTCCTGGCTCGCCTCGAACTCGTTCTACAACCGCGCCCGGCAGTTCGACACCGCCGGCGGCTCGGCTCTGTGGGCTCAGCTCGGTCAGGGTCGCCCGCTCGACCTGCTCGGCCGGCCGATCTACGAGGCCGAGGACATGGACGGAGTCATCAACGCGACGCAGGAGAACTACCTCGCGGTGCTCGGTGACTTCCGGAACTACGTCATCGCGGACCGGATCGGCACCACGGTCGAGTTCATCCCGCACCTGTTCCAGCAGACCACCGCTGGCACCGGCGTGGGCCGGCCGACCGGTCAGCGCGGCTGGTACGCCTACTACCGGGTGGGTGCGGACAGCGTCAACGACGCCGCGTTCCGCATGCTGAACGTCACCTGAGTCATGCCGAAGTCCTTCGGTCCGTCCGGGGAGATCAGCGGGGACCCCGTCTCCCTGCTCTCCCCGGGCACGACCCACACGGCGAGCACGAGCGGTCCTGCCGTGTCGTCCGCTTCCTACACGACTCTGCGGCTCACGCTCGCGGTGTCCGCTGTGGGTGGGACGACGCCGAGCATGACCGTCAGCGTGCAGACCAGCGACGACGGCGCATCATGGAACACGCTCGCGTCCTTCCCGGCGGTCACCGCTGCCGGGTCGACGCGGCGGACGTTCGCGGGAATCGACCGCTACGTGCGGGCGACGACCACCATCACGGGCACGACTCCGTCGTTCACCTTCGGGCTGACCGGCGAAGCGCTCCCGGGCAGCTGACCCCTCGAAAGGAAGCAAGGCGATGACCGCAGCACAGGACAAGGCCAAGGAAGCCCTCTCGGGGCTCAAGAGCAAGATCGGTGACGAGCACGAGGCGCGGGTGAGCGTCGTCGGCGCTGACAACGTCGACGCCCGTCTCGACAACCGCGTCGGCGCGGACCGCCCGCCGCTGGAGAGCTTCCCCGCGAAGCCGCAGCAGATTGACGGTCCCGACGTCCAGCACCAGGTGGAGCACACCCGGCGCACGCTGGACGCCGCGAAGGCCGGCGGCAGCGTGGAGCGGAAGGGCATGTTCTCGCCCGGCCCGCACGGGCTCTCCGACGAGGAGGAGCGCAAGGGCACCGACCGCGCCGAGGAGTCGGGCGGCAAGGCGGCTGACGACGGCGAGAAGGGTGCCCCGGCTCAGGACGTCCCCCCGTCCCGGGCGCAGGTCGGCGGCACCGGCAGCAAGGCCGCGGACAGCAAGTGATGAACGGTCGCGCCGCTCCCGTTTCGGCGGGGGCGGCGCGACCTACGCTCAGGGGATCGGACGCCGTTGGCTGTCAACGGCGCGTTGACACAGAAAGGCTGCGCGATGAGCACTGAGACAAAGACCCTGTTCCGGGTTCGGGAGAGCTTCAGCTTCGATCACGGCGGGCGACCGTTCGTGATGCAGCGAGGCGACATCATCGACTCGGAGCACCCGGCTGCGAGCCGCACTGGACTTCTTGAGCCGATGAACGTCGAGTCGGAAGACGCGCGGCACACCGTCACGTCTGTCGGCGCGACGGAGGACACGAGCGCCGCGCCTGGCACGAAGCGTCCCGCACCGTCCCGCAAGGACGCGTGACCTGACGTCATGGCAGCCCCGCTCGCGCCCGTCACGGACCTCGCCGCGTTCTCACAGCGCGACGTGGACCCGGCGACCGCGCGCGTCGCACTGGACTACGCGTCCGGTGCGATCCGGTCCTACTGCGGCTGGTCCCTGTCACGCGAGATCGTGACGGGGAAGCGGCTCACCGGCACGGGGCGGCGCAGCCTGTGGCTGCCGACGCTGTACCTGGTCAGCGTCGACGCCGTCTCTGTGGACGGCGTCGCGCTGACCAGCCTCGTGGACTTTGACTGGACCGAGAACGGGCAGCTGGTCGCCGCTTACCGGTGGCCGCGCGGTGCCCGAGCGGTGACGGTGTCGTTCACTCACGGGTATGAGCCCGATGACCCACGCATGGACATGGTCCGCGGCGTGACGGTCGCCGCAGCGGGCCGGCTCATCGACAACCCGATGAACTACGGCAACTGGTCCGTCGGGAACGAGTCGTACGGGCTGCGCGGCAACGCCGCTGACGTGTCGGCTGTCCTGTCGGCTGCGGAGAAGCACCAGCTGGACTCTCTGCAGCTGCCGGTGGTCGTATGAGCATCAGGGGCATGGAGACGCTGCTCGTGAAGCGCGCACCGCTCGTCACGGGGTACGGCGGTCAGAAGGTGCGCGACTGGGCGAACGCGGCGCTCAGCGCGCCGTACACGGGCTGTGCGGTGCAGGCGGACACGTCGCAGGAGTTCACGGACCGCCGCGACGTCGTCGTCACGAGGTGGCGAGCGAACATGCCGCCCACCGCGGACGTGCAGCCCACGGACCGGGTCGTCTGGAAGGGCACTGACTACGAGATCACCGGCGAGCCCGAGCGCCCGACGAAGCGCGGCGTTCCGCATCACGTTGAGCTCGTCATGACGCGCGTGGAGGAGCTGGTATGACGGAGACGCTGACCGCTGACGCGGGCGAGGCGCTGCGCACGTTCCTGACGGCGCAGCAGGTCGTCACCGGTGTCGTGGGTGACCACGTCGGGCTCGGGCTGTACAGCGACGAGCCCGCGATCCGTTACGCGCTGCTTGGGCACACCGTGCTGGGCCCAAGCGCGGCGGCGTCGCGCTACCAGGTGGAGTGCTGGGGCAAGGGCGGCGGGGTCGTCGACGACGGCACCGCTGACCGCATCGCCCGGGCCGTCATCGCGGCGATCCCCGACTTCCTCGGCACCTGGGCTGGCGCGCACGTCGCCGGTGCCGCGGTCAGTAACTCGTTCACGTCAGCCGACGCGACGACAAAGCGACCTCGCATCATTGTTGAGGTCGTCTTCAATCACACCCCGGCA